CCTCAGCACGCTGCCTAAGCTGTTGAGCTTGCACACTTTGTTGCTGCTGCTGGGTCAGCGGCTGCATCTTCTGGTCGATCATACGAGCGATGGCATTCATGTCCATGCCTGGACTGACACCTTCAGCCAGGAACGGGATCGGGTAGCCCTTCGCTTTGACCTCTTCCACTAGATACTGAACAGTCCGCACAGGATCACGTAGGAAGTCAGCCATGACCTTCATGGCAATCATCTGATCATCAGGCTTGATGTTCAGCCTTGCAGCTTCACGTGTGACCTCACTCACACTGTTCACAAAGCCCTGCAACTGACCAACCTGCTGCTTCAGTGCATTGTTCTCACGTGCATGCCTTTGGCCTTCTTCATACACACGACGCTCAATGCCACCCTGTGCAACGATCTTACCAGTGATGGGATCAACTAAGTCTCGAACACGGGGATTGTCAGCGTTCGCCTGCTCATGCAGTCCGTCGTGTCGTCTGACGATTGGCTGTTGCGAAGGTTGCTGAGTTCCGCTGCCTTGGCGATCATCATGAGTAGGCTGCGCTGATGTTCGCTGTCCACCATCGCTTGCTTGGCCTTGGCCAGCTTGAGACGGCTGTGACGTTGATGGGCTATGCGTAGTATCGACGCCATCGCTCTCCTCCGCAAAGTCAGGGATGTTGCTCAGTATGCTGTTCTCTGTCCTGTCGCTCATGACGCTATAGCTCCTTGATTGCTGCCACCTTGCGATGCCAGCATCTGTCTGAATATCTCAGCAGGTGGTATGCCCTGTGACAGTGCATTGCCAATGGCTTGCAGCACTGGTGGTGGTAGCTGTTGCAACGCTTGTACTACTTGCGCTGCAACCTGCATCCCACCACCACTCCCACCTGCACCAGCCTGTGGCATCCCAGGCCCGGCCATTGCAGGCTCACCGCTACTGCCGCCCGGTTGCTGCCCAGGAGCACCACCCTGTTGTGACTGAGCCATCGTAGCAACCTCTGCTTCGATGCTGTCCCAGTCCTCTTTGCTAATGATGAAGTCATCGAATGCCTTGCTGAGCATGTCGAGTGTGACCTTCAACGCAGACGCAGGTGCTGCCCTAACATACTGAGCCAACACTTGGCCTACCTGAATGGCTTCCTGCTTCTTCTGCTGTGTAGTCAGCTTCTGGGTGCTGCCACCAACGATGCCAACGGACAGTTGTTGGAAGTCACGCAGATTGTCAAGCGGACGCCAGAACGGCGACACGTCCATGCCAGTAAGCTGACTAGCTGTTTGCACATCCATGAAACGCAAGCACAGTTGTGCCAGTTTCCATCCGACATCACCGAGTGCATCCTCAATGGCATCGAGTCGCATGTCCATACGCATGTTGCCCATTGTGCTGTAGTAGTCGATGGCCTTGTTGGTTGTGTTTGTCTTGAACTGTCCTCCACGCTCTACCTCATTCGTCGCAGCGATGCGATCGACTGCCTTGTACAGATCATCTTTCACAAACAACTGTGCGAAGTTCATGCTTGGCGGCACAAGCGAGAAGATCATCTTGCTGGGATCAACACCCTCTGGCACATCCAGTGGTGTGGCTGTGGCGTCTGGTCCTTTCAGCACACGATCCACAGCTTCCTGTGTCAGTCCTACGTTCTTGTTGTAGAAGATGTTACGACGTGCCCACAACAACGCTCTACGCTTCTCATCATTGATCTCATTGATCTGGTCCTGCTGGTCTAGATAATAACTGACTTCGCCTTTAGCATACACACTAACGGGGTTGTCATGAAACCAGAGCGGTGTAAGGGGAAAGAAGCCCTGCAACTGATACGGATCGTCCCATACCCAGATGGGCCACTTCCAATCATTGTCTGCATACATCTCCAAGCGTCGTGTCGTCTTGTCCCACACATACCACACCTTGGTGTAGCATGCCTTGTCATACTGTGATCTGTCCTCATACCCATACTGAGTGTATGGATCGTTCTTCTGGAACAGTGAGAACTCCTCACCCTCTGTGCTCTCACCACCAGCATTCAAGATGTGCGTTGGCTCAAATATAGATACCGCCTCATCACTGTCAGGATCGACATTCGCATAGATCGCATTGATGTATGCAGTAGGCAGCATGTCCTCAATCAACATCCAATTGCAGTCGTTCAGGTATGGGTCTGTGCCATTTGGATCACGGATCACCTGATGAGGCAGACGCAGACGAACGAATGGCCCACTGGGCTGCAAGAACTCTATCTTCTCTTCCAGTGCCTGTAGCTGGCCTTCAATTGCTCGTATGTCACTGACCTCTGCTGCCTCAGCCAGTTGTTGAGACAAGCCAAGCAAGTCCTGCATCGCTTGCTCACTGGACGTGTCCTTCTTGGTGTAGCCAACTTCGAACCATGCCTGATTGGTCAGCAACGCAATCAGCACGTTGCGCTTAGCCTTGGGCTTGATGTTCACACCAGGGCTGACCTTCATTGCAAACAGCACATTGATCAGCTTCTGCAATGCTCTAGCGAATGCATCGACTGTCTCATCTATCTGCTTGCTCAGTGTCGGTGTCGCACTGACAGACACCACAGGGTTCTTAGCATACAACTCTGGCACCTGTGCAGTGACATTCGAGAACACGATGTTCTCTGTGCTACTGAACATATCATTCAGGCGCTTCGCCACAGACCGATTACCAGCAGCGCGAGGGCTACGGCTACCAGACACACCGCTACCAGAACTCCCGTCTCGATGATCCGCTTGGTCATGGTTGTAATACCTGATCGCTTCATCCCATGCATCTATGAGATCACCCATAGCCTTCTGGCCCTGATCCTTACGAGCCTTCCATATCAGGCCACGCTTACTGGACACAGGCACACGACTGCCAGGCAATGCCTTATACACTGCTGGTTGCACAGGCTCAGGAGGCAAGCCTACATCAGATTGGTCAAGCGATTGCTCTAATGGATTGATTGGATCAGAGCCAAGCGTTGGATCATCAGGGATGCTGCCACTCATCTTACCAACACCGAACCATGACTGAACAACAAGAAGGCAATGAAGAATGCAAACGCAGCCCAACCAAGATTAGGTCGTGGCACAATGGGCCAGTTCAGTGCTGCACACACAGCCAACACGAACGAGAACACCAACAGTACAAGCCCTAGCATGTCCATCTCCTACTTGTGCCTCGCCTTCCTGTCTTGTCTACCTGCACGTTCGATCTCATGCCAAGCCATCCATGCAGGCGGTCCATCAGTCCTACCAACATACGCAGCCAGCTTAGGACGACTGCTCATTGCATACTTCCACATGTCCATCGCATGGTCGTTGCGATCAATCGGTGTGTCCGTCACATCATCGCTGCTGTCATGCTTGAAGTAGTACTCACTGATCTCATCAACGAACCACTGACACCTGTCACTGATATAGAAGTGTGGCGATACGATCATGCCTGTCAATGGATGCTCATGTCTGATGTCAGGTGTCAGGTAGGACCAGTTTTTGGCAATACCGGACCCAATGTCATTGTTGCCGCGTTGCATTCTAATTCCGTATTCGGAGAATAGGTTGTCAACGGTCTCTCCAACGGTTCTGCTATTCCCTGATTTCCTACGGAACACATCTGGGTCAGCGTAGATGGGACCAAGCTCATCAGCTGTGATGCCGACTTCAGCACGTATTCTATGTATATGGCTCGCTGCACTGGCAATGGTAAGCTCTGCAATACGGAACCCATCGAGCAGAAACACATTATGGTCGTCATCTGCAAAGAATAAGCCATAACAACTGTGCCGTGCGAGTCCGTGGTCGTATCCTTCCAAGAACACAGGACGAAATCCTGTCCTCCACAGGCTGCGCAGATGTGTGACTGCATCACCATACGATATGAGATGCTGCGCTTCATCGAACTGTGGGTAGACAAGACCTGACAACGCTCCCCATCGTCCATATACGAACCGTTCACGCATGGAGCCTGTGTAGGTGGCAAGCATGCCTCGGATGTAGTCGTCCCCAACGTTGTCAACATTTTCATATGTTGACCCCTCAAATAGTTCAATGAGTGGCTTAGGCTTACCGTTGGCATCGAGGATTGGCTTACCATCGTTGTCTACCTCGCACATCAACTTGTCAGTGACCAGACCACGCTGTGTGAAGTCATGCAGTGGCTTGACGATTTCACGGTAGCACCAGTTCCGAGTAGGATTGAGAGTAGCAATAAACCACTTAGGACCAACACGAGGCATGGCAGGATCGTCGCCAACATACTCAGTGTTGCCTCGTAGCCGTCCCATGAGGTCCATGAAGTCCTTATGCGAGAACTCAGGGTCCTCCAACTGATCCACAATGATCCAGTCATAGGTAGCTGACAGCAAGTTTGACTTGGACTCCTCTGTCTCCTTGCCTCGTTGTGCAACG